TATGGTGCATCTGGTGGAATGGCAGCATCACTTGGTGATGTTTTAAATGGTTACAATCTTTTTGAAAATAAAGATGAGGTTGGTGTTGACTTCTTATTGATGGGTTCATCAATGAATGATCAACTCTCAACTCAAGCAAAAGCAAATCTCCTGATTTCAATTGCTGAAAGAAGAAAAGATTGTCAAGCAGTTATTTCTCCACATAGAACAAATGTTGTCAATGCTGCTTCCTCCACTGCTGCTACAAATGCAGTATTGAATTACTATTCACAGATTAGTTCTTCATCTTTTGCTGTTCTTGATAGTGGATACAAGTATGTTTATGACAGATTTAATAATGAATTCAGATTTATTCCTCTGAATGGTGATATTGCTGGTATTATGGCAAGAAACAACACAATTTATCTGCCTTGGTTCTCACCTGCTGGTCAGTCAAGAGGCACCTTGAATAATGTTGTTAAGTTAGCATATAACCCCAATAAGTCACAGAGAGATCAACTCTATAAAGCAAGAATCAACCCAGTCATTAACCAAAATGCTTCTGGTGCAATTCTCTTTGGTGATAAGACTGCTCTTAGTTACAAGTCTGCTTTTGACAGAATTAATGTTAGAAGACTGTTCTTGACAGTAGAACAATCACTTGAAACTGCTGCAAATGATCAACTCTTTGAGTTGAATGATGCTGAAACAAGATCAAACTTTATCAATATTGTTGAACCATTCCTGACTGATATTCAGTCACAGAGAGGTATTGAAGACTTTAGAGTCATCTGTGATGAAACAAACAACACTCCTGATATTGTTGACAACAATGAGTTCAGAGCTGACATCTTCATCCAACCTGCAAGATCCATCAACTTTGTAACCCTCACTTTTGTTGCTACAAGAGGTGGCATTAGCTTCGCTGAAGTTACTGGAACCTGATTTATAATAAGCAATAACACTACGAGGTAACAACAAAAATGGCAAACATTTCAACAAAAAATCTTCATGATTTTAAAACACAGTTAAGGGGTGGGGGCGCCCGCCCTAATCTGTTTGAGGCATCAATTCCAGCATTCCCTGCTGGTATTCAAAATGTTGGTGCTCTTTGGAACAATACAACTTCAAAAGATTTCAGATTCCTTTGTAAGGCTGCTCAACTTCCAGCTTCCACTGTTGCTGAAGTTCCAATTCCTTTTAGAGGTAGAATTCTGAAAGTTGCTGGTGATAGAACTTTTGAACCTTGGACTGTCACTATTATTAATGATGAAGATTTCAATCTCAGAAGTGCATTTGAAGCTTGGATGAATGGAATTAATGACCTGTCACACGCTACAGGCATTACTAATCCAGCATCTTATATGTGTAATGGGTTCATTGCACAATTAGGTAGAGGAAGAGCAAGAAATTCCACTACCCATGATATGAACAACAAAGAGCAGCAGGTTCTGAGGTCATACAAATTTACTGGATTGTTCCCAACAGAAGTTTCAGCAATTGACCTGAGTTATGACTCAACTGACACCATTGAAGAATTCACTGTAACCTTCCAGGTACAGGACTTTAGAATTGGTGTTTCTGAAGATGGTAGAAATGATGGTGGTTCAACCCCCACACTTAAATAATTTTTAGTTGATAAATACTAGGAGCACAGACTCCTAGTATATAATAATGGCAAGATTATTTGGTTTCTCAATTGAAGATAGCGAGAAGCAACCACCAGGGCTAGTATCTCCTGTACCCCCCAATAACCAGGATGGGTCAGAGAATTATGTTAGCTCTGGTTTTTTTGGTTCTTATGTAGATATTGAGGGAATTTATAAAAATGAAAATGATCTTATCAGAAGATATAGATCTATGTCATTATATCCTGAATGTGATAGTGCTATTGAAGATGTTGTAAATGAAGCAATTGTTTCTGACACAAATGATTCACCTGTAGAACTTGAACTTTCCAACTTAAATGCTAGTGATGGCATTAAGAAAAAAATTAGAGAAGAGTTTAGATATATTCTTGACTTGCTTGATTTTGATACAAAGGCACATGAAATTTTTAGAAATTGGTATATTGATGGAAGATTATATTACAATAAAGTAATTGATCAGAAAAACCCAGAAGCTGGTATTCAAGAACTGAGATATATTGATGCATCTAAGATGCGTTATGTTCGTCAAATCATTCAGAAAAAAGGTGATGGCACCTTTCAAAGACAGCAAAATGCTGCTGACCAATTTGCATTCCCACCAATTGAAGAATATTTTGTATATACAGATGGTGGCAAGAAAACAGGTTATGGAACACAACAAGCAAGTGGTGGTGTAAAACTTACCAGAGATTCTATTTGCTACTGCACATCAGGACTAGTTGATAGAAACAAGGGATCAACTCTTTCCTGGTTACACAAAGCAATCAAACCTCTTAATCAGTTGATGATGATTGAGGACTCTCTTGTCATCTACAGACTTTCAAGAGCACCTGAAAGAAGAATTTTCTATATTGATGTTGGTAATCTACCCAAAGTAAAGGCAGAACAATACCTGCGTGATGTGATGATGCGTTATAGAAATAAGTTGGTATATGATTCCAACACTGGTGAAATCAGAGATGATAAAAAGCATATGTCCATGATGGAGGACTTCTGGTTACCTAGAAGAGAGGGTGGCAGAGGCACTGAAATTACTACACTTCCAGGTGGTCAGAACCTTGGTGAGATTACTGATATTAACTATTTTCAGAAGAAACTCTACAGGTCATTGAATGTTCCTGAAACAAGAGTTGGTGGAGAAGGTGGATTCTCACTGGGAAGATCATCTGAAATTTTAAGAGATGAGATTAAGTTTTCTAAGTTTGTTGGAAGAATGAGAAAGAGATTTTCTCATATGTTCCAAGATCTTCTCAAGACACAACTCCTTTTGAAGAATGTCTGCACTCCAGAGGATTGGGAGTTGATGTCTGATCATATTCAATATGATTTCCTCTATGACAATCACTTTGCTGAACTCAAAGAAGCAGAACTTACCACAGAAAGAATTAATCTTGCAGCTCTTGCTGAACCATATGTTGGTAAGTATTACTCCAATGATTATGTAAGACGTAAGATTCTTCGTCAAACTGATCAAGAAATTATTGAGCAAGATGAGTTGATTGAAAAGGAAATCAAGGATGGAATTATCCCTGACCCTAGTCAAATGCCTATTGATCCTGCCACTGGTCAACCAGTTCCTGGTGATACATCTGGTGGTTTAATGGGTGCAACTCCTCAATCTCCAGAGATTGATGAAACCAAGTTTGAAACTCCCACTGGTGGGGAAATATAAATAAACTTATTGTAACTTACATAAAATGGACGAATTAATGGATCTTTTGGTGAAAGATGAATCACCTACACAAATTAGTGATGCAATCAAGGATATGTTATATGCTAGGACAGCAGAAAAAGTAAACACTGCTACTCCTGGTATCATGAATACTGTTTTTGATGGCGATCAACCTGAAGCAACTGCTGAAGTTGAACAGGAAGTGGATTCAGAAGAAACACCAGAAGAAGAACAGATCTAAATAGATAACAGGCACTATTGTAATTAAGGGAAATGGGCGCATTAAAACCAGTTGGTACAGGGCAAGTAATAGCAACTAGTACGTCTGCAGCTGCATCAGCAGCATTTGACCAACAAACTGATAGGATTAGAGTTGTTGCTGAAACTGTTGGATGTCATGTTGCTGTTGGCGCTAATCCTACTGCCACTGCATCAGACATTTATGTAGGTACTTCTGGTGCTGAAGAAATAAGTCTTGGTTCTGTTGCTGCTCAAAGAGTAGTAGGACTTACAACTGGTGCTACAACAACTACAATTGATTTCCCAGAGGGAACAGGTTGCCCATTTAGTGTAGGTGATACAGTTTCACTAACTGCTACTGGTCAATCATACTATAATTTTTCACATAAACCAATTGCAAGTATCAACAATACTGCTGGTGTTAGTGGTTTCTTTGGTACAAGAGTAGTAGTGACACATAATTATACAGGTATTGCAACAGCATTTGCTGCTGATTATGCTGAATTGAGAAGATCAATGAAAGTTTCTGTTATTTCAAATGCTAGCTCTGGCAAAGCATTCATCCAACAAGTTCAAAACGCCTGAGGTCAAAAATGAAACTAATCAGAGAAGAAATAGAAACAGTTGACTTCATTGTAGAATCTGTTGGTGGAAAGAAGTCAATGTTCATTGAAGGTATTTTCCTTCAGGGAGACCTTCAAAACAGAAATGGTAGAATGTATCCTATGAGCGTCCTGAGAAAGGAAGTTCAAAGATACAATGAAAACCATGTTAAGTCAGGAAGAGCATTAGGAGAACTGGGTCACCCAGAAGGTCCTACTGTCAATCTTGATAGAGTATCCCACAAGATTGTGTCACTTAGAGAAAGTGGTTCAAACTTCATTGGTAAAGCCAAACTCCTTGGCACACCAATGGGTAAGATTGCACAATCCCTTATTGATGAGGGAGTAAAACTAGGTGTTTCATCCAGAGGTATTGGTTCTTTGAAACCAACAAGAGAAGGAGTAAACATTGTTGGTGATGACTTCATGTTAGCAACTGCTGCTGACATTGTTGCAGACCCATCTGCCCCTGATGCTTTTGTTGAAGGCATTATGGAAGGTAAAGAATGGGTATGGGATGGTGGCATCTTAAGAGAAAATCTTGCTGCTAAAACATACAAAGAAATCAATACTCTAGTTGATCAAAAACAACTGGATGAGAAAAAATTAGAAGTTTTCAATAACTTCTTGAATAACCTTTGATATCAAAGGTTTTAATTTATAAATAAATATAGTTTAAAACAGGCAATCGGAGAGTTTTAA